CCCTCCACGAGACGACCAGAACCCAACTTCAGGATGTACTCCGTAAGTTTGAAAAACTGGAGATGCGCACCGCGTACTTAGAATCTGCACTTATTTCTTAGTCAGTAGTAGATGAGCGACACGAACGTTCACAGGGTGGTGGGAAACCTCCTCGTGGGAACCTCGCATTTCTTCGTCGATACGACTACGAACCAGGTCGGTATCAACACGAGTTCGCCGAGCGCCGCGCTCGACGTGGCGACCGGAGACGTTAAGGTGGGTTCGGGGATCACGCTCGCATCCAGCACCGGAACCATCACGGCTACGGGCGGGTTCAGCGGGGACGGGTCAGGGTTGAGCGGAGTGAACTCCGATAGTGGGAGCTGGGTCAACGGGACCAACTCGAACGTGCACTTAGCAACTTCGACTGATAAGGTTGGGATAGGCACTCATTCACCCGGGGCGGAACTTCACGTCGCTGGAACGGGTGCTATCGTCGTTCCCAGTGGGACTACGGAACAGAGACCTGGGACCGAGGTTAACGGTATGATCCGCTATAACTCCACAACCGGGTACATGGAAGTGTACGCAGCGGCGGGGTGGGCCCCTATCGCCCAACCACCAACGGTCACGGGTATTTCGCCATTAACCACACTTCCTAGTGGTGGGTATGCGGTTGGATGGAATATGGATACGAAGATTCAGGCATCGGATCCAGAGGCGAATGACTTCTTCGGCTATAGCGTCTCCACGAGCTCGGACGGGACGAAGGTTATAGTGGGGGCGCCCTATGAGGATACGGGTGGTACCAACGCCGGGTCCGCCTATATCTTCGCCTACGATGGTTCGTCATGGTCCCAAGAAGCGAAGATTCAGTCATCAGACATCGCGGCGGGTCACGGCGCGAATGACAACTTCGGCTGGAGCGTCTCCATGAACTCGGATGGAACGAAGGTTATAGTGGCGGCGCCCTATGAAGACACGGGTGCTGCCAGCGCTGGGTCCGCCTATATCTTCGCCTACGATGGTTCGTCATGGTCCCAAGAAGCGAAGATTCAGTCATCAGACATCGCGGCGGGTCACGGCGCGAATGACAACTTCGGCCATAGCGTCTCCATGAGCGGGGATGGAACGAAGGTTATAGTGGGGGCGAAGTATGAGGATACGGGTGGTTCCAACGTCGGGTCCGCCTATATCTTCGCCTACGATGGTTCGTCGTGGACTCAAGAAGCGAATCTTCAGTCATCAGACATCGCGGCGGGTCACGGCGCGAATGACAACTTCGGCTATAGCGTCTCCATGAACTCGGACGGGACGAAGGTTATAGTGGCGGCGCCCTATGAGGACACGGGTGGTTCCAACGCCGGGTCCGCCTATATCTTCGCCTACGATGGTTCGTCGTGGTCCCAAGAAGCGAAGATTCAGGCATCGGATCCAGAGGCGAATGACAACTTCGGCCATAGCGTCTCCATGAACTCGGATGGAACGAGGGTTATCGTGGGGGCGCTGTATGAAGACACGGGTGCTGCCAACGCCGGTACCGCCTATATCTTCGCCTACGATGGTTCGTCGTGGGCTCAAGAAGCGAATCTTCAGTCCGCAATTTCGGATCCAGAGGTGAATGACTACTTCGGCTATAGCGTCTCCATGAACTCGGACGGGACGAAGGTTATAGTGGGGGCGTACAGTGAGGACACGGGTGGTTCCAACGCCGGGTCCGCCTATATCTTCGCCTTGAGTGGTGGGTCATGGTCCCAAGAAGCGAAGATTCAGGCATCGGATCCAGAGGCGTTCGACGAGTTCGGCATTAGTGTCTCCGTGAGCGGGGACGGGACGAGGGTTATCGTGGGGGCGCGCTATGAAGATACGGGTGGTTCCGCCACCGGGTCCGCCTATACCTTTGACTACCGGACGACCGCGCTCTTTGACACATCAACCCAGGTATTCACGGCAACGGGTACAGGTATTGTCAGTGGATCGACGGTACAATTGGAAGGTGCCGATGGAAGTTTGTATAGTGTTGTCGATGCGACCGCCCCGAACGCTGCCGGGACACAAGTGACTTTCAAGATGGGGAGTGAGGCGGGCGGCGGCGTTGAGTTTCCACCTAGTGCGATGAGCACAAATACTTCGATCACGGGGTACGTAGCGAGTGCCTCATATGGAAGCTCACAAAACACCGCGTGGAAGGCCTTTGATGATGTTGTGACTACGGGTAGTTACTGGAACGCTTCCGACGCTACATATTCAACCAATACACCCTACCTACCACAACCAAACTTCGGCGTAACAACTCATGATATAAACGGAACATTACATATCGGTCATTGGATACAGTTAGAAATACCCAGCCCAGTTGTACTATCTCGCGCTGTAATAGGTAGCACTCATAGTTCATATCAACACGGACAATTTGTTATACTAGGTCACAATGGACCACTTAAAGAGCTCACCCATCACGGAGAGGGTTGGACATTACTTCATGCTGGGAACTCGTACCAGGCGTCAGGCTCGTCTCTGTCCACAAATGTCACGACACTATCAGCGGGGTCGACCGAAGCATTCAAATATTTCAGGGTAGTAATAAAGTCAAAGACGAATACCTCGACTAATGGTGATATTGAACTCAACAATGTACAATTTTTTGGTGGATCGGGATCATGGGATCTCGCCCAACAACCCTATAAAGTTAGGATTAATAGTACATCGGGTTTGAGCGGGGCCAGTACTGCCGCGATAGGGTTTCCAACTGTGTGGACTACCGCGGCTAATGCGAACCTAGATTTCGAGACTGGTGTGTCCATGACTCAAACACTCGTAGGTACAGATGGTGGTGGTGGTACGAATAGGACTTTCTCTGTAGCACCCGGGAGTAACGCCTTACCATCAGGCCTCACCCTTACGGGGAGTACAGGTGCGATAACAGGTACAATTGCGGCGAATCAAGATGGTGTTACGACGTCCGTAACATTCCGATTGACTGATAATACCACCGGACTATTCACAGATAGAGCAATCAATATCGTGGGTATATCCGCACTCTACGCATTTACCTCACATACGTTCACGAACGCGGGGCAACAGGGACGATTTGGACCTACACTCTCCGATCTGAGGAATAACTATACACCTACATGGACGGATTATAGCAGTAATTTAAACGTTACAATACAAGGAACCCAAGAATGGACTGTTCCTTCGACGGGGTCGTACACAATCAAGGCGGCCGGTGGAGCGGGTGGTGGTTCATCGGGGATACATGGCGATTCCTACCTCCCGCTAGCTTCTTTTAGAGGTATTGAAATGCAGAGAACAGTTACACTAACCAGGGGGGTTACCGTAAGGATTGTTGCTGGTCAAATGGGCTCCGCCTATATGTCCGGTGGTGGTGGTGGTGGGTCGTTTGTATATTATAACGCGACAGATACGTACCCAATCCTCGCCGCGGGTGGTGGTGGCGCTATAAACGGCTGGAGCGCTTGGCCCTCAGCAACGAGGAGTAATGTCAATTACGTGTACGGTGCGGCCACAGATGGTCAGAGTGGGACGAGTGGTGCTAACTCTAGTACTGGTGAGTTGGGTGGAACCAATGGTGGTGGAGGTGCGCGTGGAGGTTCTTATGCCGGTGGTGGTGCGGGGTGGCTGTCCGACGGGGCGAATTCCAACACCTCCGGGTCAGGTGGACATGCACCACGGAATGACGCCACCGGGGGACTCGCCGGGGCTTCGTACACCCCCTCGGCCCACGGAGGATTTGGTGGCGGTGGTGCAACCCATGGTAACTACGGTGGTGCAGGTGGTGGAGGTGGTTATTCCGGTGGGGCAGGCTCCACCGATTCCGGCAATCAATTCTCTGGTGGAGGTGGTTCTTATGGCGGCACGGCAACCGGTGTGTATAATGCAGCGGGGCCGACGTACGGGGATGGTCATGGATATGTTATCATTACAAAAAATTAATAAGTATATATATATATGGAAGACTTTCCCTTACCCATTACTATTGGTGAACCCACTCCAGAAGAAATTGCAGCTCAAAAAGTCATAGAAGATCGTAAAGTGGCGGCGATGACAAAACTCCGTTCAGAGCGGGACGCATTGTTCCCCGCTACAGATAAATACGTAATGAGGGATTACCCCATAAACGATGAAACCTTTAAAAAATGGAAACGTTACCGCCAACTACTCCGTGACCTCCCGGGTATGTCTTCACCGGATCTAGATGAAGATGGGAAACTCATAGGTGTTGAGTGGCCCACGTTCGAGGGTATCGAAGTCAAGGTGACCCCACCCTCTGCACAAGAAAAAGACCTCGAGACCACTCGAATCAATTTAGCGACCCTCCAAGCCACTCTCGAGGCCACCAAAACCGAATTGAAAGCGGACCTCTCCGAGACCAAAACCGAACTGAAAGC